AAGGGTCCTCCCAGACTTTAGGGTTCAATCTACCTTCAGTCTGAGTAAATTTAATCAATCCCTCTCTATATCTGTCCCAATAGTGGTCGAAGATATCAACCTTCTTATTACAAATCACTATGTCCCATTGCTTAACATTATCTTTGATATACTCTACCAAGTATGTGGTACAAGGTAGAGATCTATCGTTTGCTAATTCTGGATCACAGTTTTCACGAATGATTTTGATCTTACTCAAGATCTACCGCCCCACTGAATATCAGGGAAAGCTTCTGAAACAATTGCCTGATTGATTTTATACTTAGTAGCCAGTGCTTTGTCTTTTACCAAACAGAGAATTTCTGCTTCCTCTGGATGAAGACCTTCCAGCATTTGAATGAACATACTCTCACGACGTGTCTGTGAAAGACTGTCATTGCCACCCTTTACAAAGTGATAAAGGTTCTTCCATTCTTTACGCAAAGATGTATGGTCTGTTCCTACAGGAACTTCATTCTTTTGATAAGGAACTTGTCCTTCTGGGACCATTGTGATTACAGTATCATCAAAGTTCCAAATCAAGATAGATTTCAAACCATCAAATCCATACTGCTTCAGAATCTCAGCCTTCTTTGCATTTGTCCTCTGCTTACTTGCAAGATCTAGAATCTCAAATACAAAGGGATTGGGCGGCAGTTTTGTGCTCACTGCCGTAGTTGTTTTCTTAGTCGTCGTCTTCTTCTTCGTAGTCGGAGAAGTCATTGTCAAACCTCACTGCTAAAATTTCATCTGGGATAAGGTCTCCGTTCTCATCAAACATTTCAGGATGATACTTATTGATTTTAATCTCCTGAAGATATTCTTGTGCAATGTATCCAATTACCAGCCCTACAAGGAGGAATAGAACTGAAATTAGAGAACTGAGTGTAAGAATTGCTGCCTGCATTTACTTTCTCCGAGAGATTCTTTTTTTAAAGTCTAGATGAAGTTCTAGGTAAAAGTCAATCTCTCGGTTAAAGAGAGAAAAAAGTTTTCCAAACTTCACTTGAAAAGTTTTTGGAACTTCCTCCCTCTTTCTGCCTTTTCTTAAAAGCAACTCTAAACCCCTATTCATAGATAAGGGTTGTTGGTTGTCTGATTTATTTAGAGGACTTCTTTCGTCTTCCTGGTCTCTTGTCTCTTTCATACTGCCAAGCATCCTCAAGTATTTTATACAGATAAGTTTTGATTTTCCTTGCCTGAGGTTTGGAGATGTGACCATACCCCTCCCTCAATTGCTTATGGACATCATCTGAACCACCCTCAAGATAGTCTTCCAAGTCCATTACAAGACTACTAATTTCATCTGCAACAGTGCTCTCAATGAACTCTTCAACCTCTCTCTTCAGAACTTTATTGCTCCTCAGATAAGAATAGAAGTCAAGAGTCATCTTCCCATCAAAGGCATCTTCAATTGCCTTTTCAAGAAGACCATACATGTCATAGTTAACAATATCCATTAGACCAAATTGTTTTCCTTGAGATACTTGACAGTTTCAGTGCAGCCACCAATGTTTCTTCCACTCTCAATAACTTGAGGGAAAGTTGCATTTCGACCAAACTGAGTAATGAATTCCTCTCTTGTAAAATCAGTTCCTAATTTGTAGATTACATGTTGTAGACCTGCCAATTGTAGCACCTTCTCAACTTTAGAGCAATAGGGGCAGTTGTTTTTGGAGTAAACTGTAAAGGTCATGATGGTGGGTTTTCTTTTAATTTATAAAAATCTGCATATGATAAGACTTGGTGAGAATAACCTGGATGATCTCTCTTCATAATAATGGGAACAGCCATTATACCTGGCCATTTTCCTTCAAAGAATACAACTTTGTTTTCTTCATCAACAATTCTTTTCATATTTAGAGTTTACCTCCAACTGTTCCTTCATGGACAACTTCAGGTTTCTCCCAACCCTCTTGCTTTCCCTTCAGATAGAAACGAGTGGCAGTAATACAACTCTGCTCAGACAGTGCTGAAACAAGTCCATTGCCTTCTTTGTCCTTGCTGTGCCAAAGGAATCGTGCCTTCTCTACAGTGAAGGCATCATCAATTAGTTTGGGGTCCTGTGTACTCATGTTTCTGTTTCAATTCAGGGTTAGGTTGTGAAGGAACTACAGGGTTCCTGGTCACATTTTCAATGACAATGAATGCATCACTTTGATAACTCACTGTCCCAAATGGTTTTGCCCATCGTGGATTGGCATCTTCTGTCTGGTGGATACCACTATTAGCAACCCCACCAATCTTGACACGAAGTTCATCATCTGGACTCCAATCCATCTTACCAAGAGCAATGGCAAGTTGTCCAAGCATATCAGCGCTTGGGAATTTCTCCTTCATCACATTCTCCTCTGGTTCCAGGTTTCCGATCATTTCTCTTCAGGTAGTAAAGGTTTGGCCAAGTGTCTTGAACAATTTCTCTCAACTTGTGAGGTGTCTCTGTTGTTATCATTCCAGTGTCTTACTGCGTTAGCCACAATAGCCACATTAGTGACCAAGTAAGAAACAAAAATAAAGGTGCGTATCCAAGCAATAGTATCAGATTCTCTGTCATCTTTACCAGACTTTTCTCCTAAAGATTTTGCCCAAAGTCTCCAGACATTATTCCTTTTACTTTTTTTCTTTTTGGACATTTAAAAATCTATATAGCATAAAAAAGAGGGTCTTGGAGACCCTCAGTATAGCAGATGCTCAACTATTCTCCAAATTCAATTGAACATGATCTGCTTGTTCAGGTCCAAACAGTTTGAGTTTACGACGCTTCTCTGTAGTGTTGGCAATAATCATTGCAGCAGAGGTGATAGGAGGAGCAAAACTGAGTGTTATGCCAGCGTCAACCATTGCTAGTGGGATTGCAATGCCAGCAACACCAGTGGCAATCCAAGTAGGTTTCCAATAATTGGTCTTAGCAGAATAGTAAATGGAAGAAATTGGTGCAATAAAAAGATGCCCAATTACAACTGCCCAGCAACGAACAGCTGCTTGCTTTGCTTCACTAATCTGTATTTTTTTATTTTGATATTCTTCGTAGTCCATAAAAAAAGAGGGATATCATCCCTCTCAGTATATCATTAATCATTTCCTTTGTAAAGTTTCTCTAGTCTCTCTCTAGAAAGATCAACATAAAGAACCTCTTCGCCATCGGCAGGTGCTTCAGGGTGACGTGGTTTAGGTTTGGGTTTATTCATTTCCACATTGATGGATTGAATATTACCCCACATCATCGCAAACGAAGCACCAAGAATAGTTCCAAAGCAAAGAAAGTAAAAGAAAATTTCAAAGTTGTTCACAGAGCATTACCACGGGGGAGAACTTCCTCAGGGAACACAAAGTTCTCATGAGGTTGATCGACTGGTGCCAACCAGTTTCTGAGACCTTCATTCAATAGAATGTTCTTAGTGTAGAAGGTTTCAAACTCTGGATCTTCTGCTGCTCGAATCTCTTGTGAAACAAAGTCATACGCACGCAAATTAAGTGCCAAACCAATGATACCGATAGAAGAAGTCCAAAGACCCATAACTGGTACAAAAAGCATAAAGAAATGCAACCAGCGTTTATTGCTGAACGCAATGCCAAAGATCTGAGACCAGAATCTATTGGCAGTAACCATTGAATAAGTTTCTTCCTCCTGTGTGGAGTCAAATGCCTTAAAAGTATTTGCCTGATCGCCATCTTCATACAAAGTATTTTCTACGGTAACACCGTGAATTGCAGAGAGCAGTGCTCCACCAAGGATACCTGCTACACCCATCATATGAAATGGATTAAGCGTCCAGTTGTGGAAGCCTTGTAGGAATAGAAGAAATCTAAAGATCGCTGCAACTCCAAACGACGGCGCAAAGAACCAACTGGACTGCCCAAGAGGGTAGATGAGGAATACACTAACAAATACGGCAATAGGACCCGAAAAAGCAATCGCATTGTAGGGACGGATTCCGATGAGACGTGCTAGTTCAAATTGCCTGAGCATAAAACCTATAAGAGCGAAGGCTCCGTGGAGCGCCACAAAAGTCCAGAGTCCCCCAAGTTGGAGCCAGCGGACAAAATCTCCTTGAGACTCAGGACCCCAAAGTAGAAGAAGAGAATGACCCATAGCGTCAGCAGGACTTGACACTGCTGCCGTAAGAAAATTAGCACCTTCAAGGTAGGAAGACGCCAATCCGTGGGTATACCAGCTTGTAACAAACGTCGTGCCAGTAAGCCAGCCACCAATTGCAAGATAAGCAGTGGGAAAAAGAAGTAGTCCAGACCAGCCCACAAAGACAAAGCGATCCCGTTTAAGCCAGTCGTCCAAGACATCGAACCATCCTCTCTGTGAAATAGGCGGTGAAAGTGTTGATGAAGCCAAGAAGAACCTCCAAATTTACTTTTCTTATTTAGTTTACACTTCTTTACAATAAAAGTCAATAGGGACTTTTACTTATTATACCTATTACCATAAAAAAAGAGACCTGTAAAGGTCTCTTTCCTGTTTATTCAGTTTTTATGAAACTCAACCAATGGTTGGAGCAGTCAGAGCAACAGGAGTTGACTCGGCAGCTGCCAGGTCCAGAGGGAAGTTGTGGGCGTTACGCTCATGCATAACTTCCATGCCCAGACCAGCACGGTTGAGAACATCAGCCCAGGTGTTCAGCACACGACCCTGAGAGTCGATGATGGACTGGTTGAAGTTGAATCCGTTCAGGTTGAATGCCATGGTGCTAACACCAAGAGCGGTGAACCAGATACCGACAACAGGCCATGCTGCCAGGAAGAAGTGGAGCGAACGTGAGTTGTTGAACGAAGCGTATTGGAAGATCAGACGACCGAAGTACCCGTGGGCAGCAACGATGTTGTAAGTCTCTTCTTCTTGACCGAACTTGTAACCATAGTTCTGGGACTCATTTTCGGTGGTCTCACGAACCAGCGAAGAGGTAACCAGTGAACCGTGCATTGCGGAGAACAGTGAACCGCCGAAGACACCTGCGACTCCCAGCATGTGGAAGGGGTGCATCAGGATGTTGTGCTCTGCTTGGAAAACAAGCATGTAGTTGAAGGTGCCACTGATACCCAGGGGCATAGCGTCAGAGAAAGAACCTTGACCGAAAGGATAGACCAGGAAGACTGCAGATGCTGCTGCAACAGGTGCAGAGTAAGCAACACAGATCCAAGGACGCATCCCCAGACGATAGGAGAGTTCCCACTCACGACCCATGTAGGCGTAGATGCCGATGAGGAAGTGGAAGACAACAAGTTGGAAAGGACCGCCGTTGTAGAGCCACTCATCGAGAGATGCGGCTTCCCAGATGGGATAGAAGTGCAGACCAATTGCGTTGGAAGAAGGAATAACAGCACCAGAGATGATGTTGTTTCCATACATGAGTGAACCAGCAACGGGTTCACGGATGCCGTCGATGTCCACAGGGGGAGCACCAACGAAGGCGATGATGAAACAGATAGTAGCAGCCAGCAGGCAGGGAATCATAAGAACCCCGAACCAACCGACATACAGACGATTGTCAGTTGAAGTTACCCAGTTGCAGAACTGTTCCCAAGTATTCGATTGTTGTTGACGTGAAAGTGTAGCAGACATTGTTTTGAACAAGTAAGTAGATCCATCAGGGAAATGGTGGAGGTACTTATTTCCTTACCACCCTCAGGTAAGGATATGAGAGACGGATTGGTAATCCTGCCTAGTCTCGGTCAAACGGCAGGAGCAAACGCAATGTAAACTTTTGTTTCGCTAGCGTTGATGTATTTATATTAACCTAAAAACCCACCAGTGTCAAGAGCATTGTGGCAGTTGACAGACTGGTGGGTTCTGAGTAGACTAGGTTTGTTGCCGTTAAAGATATTTAATATCTATATTCATCTATAATATCTAAAGCTTTATTGAGATAAGATTCTGCTAGGAATTTGATACCTTCAGAATAAGGTTCTTTATCTAATTGTTTTCTAAGATTTAGAACTCTTACTTTGAGTTCATCTTTGGTTAGTTCATTTCTCGGCATTTGGATTAAATTTGTCAATAAATGATTTTCGTTTTTCCCAAGTATCTTTATTCTGATAGATGTGACCCTTTTTGTATGACTTGTTAATACATTCAGGGTCATTTACTTTACTGCACACCAAGTTATGAAGAGTTTCTTCATCGCCCCTGCAACCTGTCCCTGTCCAAATATGTTGCCCATTAAGCCAGATCGCCTTACACCTAGGACATTCTTCCCTTGTCAGAGAAAGGTCTGAGACTTCTTTGTCAGACATTTTAACACACCACTAAAAAACTTTAACCCACCAGTATATCCCCACACCAAGTGATTATTTAGTTGTCAAATTTCTAAATAGCAATACAAGTGTCTTGGTTTCTGTAAAAATGAAAAGGTTAATCCCTTTCGTAATGTTACTGATGGCAGGTCCTGCATATGCTGACCTCACACATAAAATTTCTTCATCTGTTCAACTGACGGTGGATGCTGCGGCAACCAATGTCCAAAGAGTTGGAAACTCCTACTCTGTATCTGGTAATGGAGTAACTCTTGATGTTGGCGGTGGTGCCTCTGCTGACTTGAATGTTGGTGGTCTTGGCACTCTAACCAGTGGCGTTGCTAGTGGTTCTATTCCCACCGCAGTCCAAACAACAGACGGTGCTTCATTCACCTTCTCAAACTCGTTTACTGCTGGTGATACTATTCAAACTACTGCTCCTGCTGTAGGTGCTGTTGATGCTTATTCTAATCAAACTTCTACTGCTGCTGGTAGTGCTGGGTCTCTTGCTGGTACGATTACGTCGGCAGGAGCAATGACTCTTACAGCAGGTGGTGCTGGTACTTCA